TAATCTTAGCATAATTTTTACCAGTACCGTCAACAACTAATCCAAGACGACCATTGATATATAGCTCTTGTTGTTTTGCTGTAAGTTCTTTTGCTCTGCCACGAAGTTTCTGGCCTTTCGGACTAAAGATATTATCAGGCGTTGGTTCAAGATCTGCCTTTTTCAGAGCAGCCTCAAATTTGTCATCTGAATTAACGATCTTAAACCCGATTGCTGCAAGACCTGTTTTACCAACCGTAAATGATTTACCAGAACCTGGTCCACCAGCGAGGAATACCGATTTAAAGATAGCAGGATCATCTACGCCTTCTTCAACATTGTCTTCGGTATCTACGATTGGGTTTTTGTCTTCGACAAACATGTCTCTAAACATTGGAATAGTTCCTTCCTTTGGAACACAGTTTGGAACCATCTTTCCATTTTTCTTTTTTAATCCAACTTGTTTATGAGTATCCCAACATGGTTCGTCATCTTCACCAAACATGTCTTTAAACTTTGTGGTGTATTTCGATGGCTTTGTTTTGGCAGTAGCATCTCCAGGCGCAGGCTTATATGCTGCTGGATTATCATCATCCATTTTTGCCTGCTTTTTAAATTGTGCTTTGCGTTTATCTTTCGTAGATTTGGATAGACCTGCATGGTACTTAACATTCTCTTCAAGATATTCTTCGAGATCATTAATGAAGTACTTGGTGCCAATTACGCTTACAACATAATTTGAGTATCTTTCTGCGATCGTAAAATATGCATTTGATTTTTGGCAATATACTTTATCTCCTTTATTGAAGATCTCTCCAGCAATGTAGCTTTCACGTTTTTCTGAAACTGTTGGGAGTTGTATATGCTTTCGAAAGTTAGACATTTCCTTTAGACCCATTCTTTTACGAAGGAGATTAAACACCGATAGTTTATCACCAAAGGATTTTGGAAGACCATCAGCAAAAGCTTGGAAATCACCTGATACTGCAGCTGCTCTCATCTTTGAGGCAGACATTCCAGAAACATCGTCAGAATCGGGATCACGTTCACCAGCTGACTCAAAAGAAATATTATCAAATTCATAAAAGCCGTGACGTGCCTTTGTACCGTTATATTTAAGAAGTAATGTTTTAAATTCTTTGATTCTATCTGAACCAATAACCATTGTTACGTCATTATAACCTTGCTTATACAACGATACTGATATATCAAATACAGTTTTAAGTTTAGCATCGAGGATAATATTGCGGGCATACTTTGGAAACATCTTACGCATGATTCCAACTTTTTCCTTGTACTGAAGAGGATCAGACTTAGGATTATTAGACTGCGATACGAAGATCTTATAGTCTCCACCTCGAGCTATTTTAATTACCTGAGTAATAAGTTTTTCATGACCAATGGTCGGAGGATTAAAGCGACCAAACGTAAATGTTACGGACTTGGTTTTTTCCTCGTTGAATTGCTTAAATCCTTTAACCAGCATCAGTATCTTTCTCCTCTTTATTTTCTACATGCTCATACTTACGCTTCTTTGCCATATACGCAAGATGACCGTCTGGATCGATAGGTGTTCCAGCTTGCTGTGTATAATCTACAACTAAGAAATCTTTAAAGTTTAGTATTTTTTCTGGTAATTTGTCCATAAGAGTATTTGTTTTAAATTATTTTTGCCAACCTTTGATTACGTCGGGAGAGAAATTGTTTGTAGAAAATTCAAGTCTATCAACTAGTTTGACTGCACCAGAAGTAGTTTTATCGATAGCAACAAATCCTTCAGAACCTGTAACCTTAAAACCATTGCGAGTACGAACAAATGTATCTAATTGTTTGACCTTATCAAGTTTATTTATAATAAGCAACTTGGCGTCTACAATAGCGTTCTGTAGTTCAAACACGTACCGAAGGTTGAGTTTGTTTTCTTTCGAAAAGAATAACATCAACTCTTGTTCTTTCTTATCTACACCTTCTTTACCTTTTGCTGATTTCCTCTTTTGCCTTTCTTTTTCGAACCTACCCTTAAACCAAGAGATAAGATCGTTAACGTGTTTTGTAGGAGAAGCTATTCTTTCTCCTTTGCGAACAAGTGTATTATTAAATGTTTCGAACTGTTGTGCAAGTTGTGGGTTTGACTCGATTTGTTTAAGAGTAGAACTTGCAATCTTTTGAAAGATCTTACCAGCTTTGCTTAATGCTTCTGTCACTTCTGCTGTTTCGACTGCAGATAGACTTGCTTTACCGGTGATATCTCTGTACTCAGCGTCTTGATACCAAACGGTAGATTTTTTCTTAAATGATTTTAGATTGACACCGTATGAAGCTTTCATTGAAGGAAAGTCTTTACCTTTATATGTAGTATGCCATACAACACCAAGGTTTGCCTTTGCAATTTGTTTACCTAAATCTGATTTAACGGGAACTGCGTATACAATCGTGTTTGGTTGGAAAGTATAATATGCTTCTCCATCGACAGATTCTTTTGAGACGTCGCCTTTCGTAAACATAATATCACCTTGAATAACATCTTTGATTCCAAGATCTTTTAATTCGTTATATGCAATCGTTAATTTATCTGCAAGTTCTCCCGATGTATCAGCACGAACATCTGCTTCAGACTTATATACTTTTGGATCTTTATTGAATATACCTTTCTTTGCAACAAAGAATTGGCCATCGCTTGGATCGATACCAGCAAAAACTGCAGGTGCTCCGTCCCATTTGACAGTTACGTCGTAGTTCTTACTACTATTACCTGCTAACATATCTCTCATCGCTCTTAAAGCAAAGATTGCTTCTCGCGCTCCCTTTACACCACCATATATAACACGATCTTCGATGTGGGTCATGTGGGTGTTTTTTCCAGAGGTTGCCTCTGAAAGATATGTCTTAAATGATTCCATTATGGTGCCAACTTAATCTTAACGTCTTTTGGTTTAACCTTTAAATTTTTCTTTAAGAAAGTTGTCAATTGTTTAACAGCGCTTTTATATGTAGACTGCGCCTTTGAAATGAATGTGTCTTTCTGTAGTGCGCTGATTCCTCCAGAGTCGAGAGCTGCAACATAATCAAATGCCCAATTTCCCTTTCCTTTAGGAACTCCCTTATGAGAAAACTGCCATGGATTTGTATCAATTGCATATGCTTCATCGAGCTCTGATTCCTCTTCTAATGAAGCCATTAGTTTGGCAATCTTACCAAGTATGTCCTTATCTTTCTTAGAAATGTTTTTCATCTTACGCTCTTTTTCAATTTCTTTTCGAGTTCTAGCGTAATTAAGTGTTGACTCTACAATATCTCCAACACCTGATGAAGTTTTCCATACACGACCACCATTTTTTTCGCAATGCGCAAGCATCTTCTCTTTTGTTCCTGTAGCCACGACCTTTCTTTCTTTTACAACTGCGTAATGAACTGGCTTATCTGTGCCGATAGCATCTTCTCCAACTTTAATAGTCTTTTGTTCGCTCATTGTGCTTTCAATGTAAAAGTCTTTCTTATTGTAAAGTTTCTTATCTTTTCGGTAATGCACTACTGTGTTAACCTTTGTACCATCGTCGAGCGTAAGAACATTGAACTTCTTATCGTGTTTAACAACCCTGCTCTTTCGAGTAAAGCTTGTTGTTCCTCCACCTGAGGTGTCTTTAGTGGCGTACACCGCTGTCTTGCCAATGTATTTAATTGCTTCGTTAAATTCTTTAAATGTTTTCATAATAGTGTATATATTTATATTAATAAATCTTAATAAAGAAACCATTATCATCGCTGATCTTCTTCGCTCCATTAATCATCTTATTCATAATTGTAGAAATATTCTTTTCGTTAGTAACAAAGAAATGCATCATTATTAGACCTTGTATTTTCATGCAAAGATTAGCTGCAACATCTATATTTCTTTTTGCGTCTCTGACTAACGCCTCAAACTGAGCTTTTGTTAATTTGTTTCCGTCTTGAACTTTTGAATGTTTAGATACGGTTTGATACATTTTATAAACTTCATTAATTCGGTTTTGATCAAACTCGCCAAACACTTCTGGTGTTCTTCCAAAATATGTAATACTTTTAATGCGCTGATCATCGAACTCGTCCATTACACGATCAACAATAGCGGTACTAATTTTACCCAAACGACCTCCAGAAGGTGTGCCATCAGAAGTGATTTCAGTCTGAGCTGTCGTATATCCATGAGGAAATCCTCTCACTTGTAGGCTAATTTGTTTTGATGTATCAACATTCTTAAATGTGAATAAGCCGATTTCTTTACCTTCAGCGCTTATATTACAATTAAACTTGGCAATTTGAATATTATATGCAGCTTTCTTGGCTTTACCCGGTTCGTTTGCAAAATCTACAGATGGTTTATCGGTGACTAATTGCTTAAGAGATATAGGATATAGTTGCTTCTTTTTATAATAATCA